AGATGAGAGTGGCAATGCTGCCGAATATGCAAATATAACCTTGTTGTCGCCCATACAAAAACTTATCTATAATAAAATCATAGTCGGAAATATTGCTTATTGTGTTATGGCTAAATAACGCTTTATAGAAACGCATATCCATATCTGCCTTCGATATCTTTTTTAACCACTTTATTTGTTTTCTTATACAGTAATTAGATGGGACTATATCGTTATCCTGTATGCTACTACTGTTGCCTTTTTCTAAGAACAGCGTCTTATCTGATTCAATTTCACCTATTATTAGATATTCCGCATTTTCACTTGGAACAACAACTACATCACCTTTTTTCATTATAAAACACATTGTATATATATAACCAGCTACCAAACCAGGGCGTGTTTCATCAGGGTAGCTCTTTTTAATATGTTCTTTTAGCGCTTCTTTATCAAAAATGTCACTATCAAAGCAAGACTGTATCTTACTTTGTGTAATGTTGTTATATCTTATGCCTATGTATGCATTTTCATAAAAATCATCAAAAAACTTTCCTCCATCAGCTCTCACAAGCCAATATCTTCTGTTTTCAGGCATGATTGGTATATTATCCAAATCTACGTCATAGTTTCCGTAATCATACATACTTTATTCACCTTTCAAATCACTTAATATAAAACATTATATTACAAAAAGAGCCAAAGGTCAATAGTTTTAGCATAAATTAGATCATAATATGCAGAAACAAAAACAGCCGACAAGGAATAATCCCTGTCGGCTGAAATTCTACCTACTTTATCTTCTTTGTAATCTCGTCGCTGAGCTTCTTGATGAAGTTCACGCCTGCGATGCCATTCTCGCTGTATCCCCATTTTTTCAGCAGGGTATTAACTGCCTTTGCAGTACCTTTTCCATATGTACCGTTCTTATCCATACCTACGTTGTGAAGCTTGACCGCCTTTGCAATAAGCAGCAGTTCCTTGAGCGCAAGCACACCGTTTGTTTTGTTGCCCTGCTTGTAGCCTGTCTTGTCAAGCACTTTCGCACTTATCTTGCTCTGTTTCTTTGGTCTCAGGAAGCCTGCAATATGGTCATAAGTATGCTTGACCTTAGTGCAGGCTTTTCCGCTCCAGTTTTGGTCATACGAATAAAAATAACTCGTGTTGCCCTCACCCGTGCAGATTGCTATGTGACCCCAGCCGCCATTCAACGTGCCTGACCATATCGCTACATCGCCCTTTTTAGGCACGAAACTTGGTGTGTTCTTTACCTTTGTGAAATTCGCTTTCAGCCAAGTGTTCTTATCGAATAAATCCCAAAAATGGTGTGCGTCATACCAGAAATTCTTGATACCTGAGCCGAAGACCTCGTTGAAATATGCCGTTGCAAGGTCTACACACTGTTTGCCTGCTGCGCCGTCATAGTTAACAGCTACACCATTGTGCTTCTTGATAAACTCATCATATGTCATTTTCTATTCCTCACTTTCGTTTGTATCCACTTTTGTATCCACTTTGTTTTCAACTGTGATTTTAAGCTTGTGTACTATCTTCACCAAGAATGACGGCAATGGTATACCTATCACCGCAAGATTTTCCAAAATAGAAATACATTCATTGATGATAAACCATATCGTCACGATAAGACCGAAGTAAAAGCTGACGTTTACCTCAATGCCTATCTGTGAAAGTCCTGAGATAAAGAGCCAATCAAGCACGCCCGACACCGCCACCACAAATATGTAGCCGACCTTTTTGAAAAGCCCTTTAAGACCGACACGGCTTGACAACTCGCCCCTATTCCATGCTTTCCACATTCCTGTAATGTAGTCAATGATCATCACAAGCACCAGAATGACTATAGGTATCGCCATAACACGGAAATACGCTGACAGCCCTGCGGCTATCGCTGAAATGATGATTTTTGCTGTGTTTTCTTTCATTACTGTTCCTCGCTTTCGTATGTTTGTCCCGTGATTGTTGTATACTCCTCCGCCGTGATCCACTTGCCGACAGCGGCGTGCACCATAGCAACCGACCACAAACGGCTGTCATAGTATCTCTTGACCTTGACGTAGTTCTTACTCATCGCCGCTCACCTCCAACTCAACACCGTTCAGCATAGCCAGAAAATCAACGTTTGCCTTTATCCTGTCTATCTCGGTGACTTTGGGCTTGCGAAAATTGTCTTCCGTCAGTCCCATGCTCTCAACCATAGATTTTTCTAAATCTGTCATGTTGTACCTCCCACTTCTGATAGTTTCACGATATACTCTTCTTCTGACGGAACGGGTATGCGATAACTGTCATCATTGCTGTTCTTGAATGTCACTGAACCTCCTGCTTCGACTGTTAGATTTCGCAGGAAATCATCTGCTAGCAGGTCAGAAATATCGGTGACGATAGGGGTTTCCAATTCGTAATATAACATAACACCCTGCATTGCCTGTTTGAATGCGGCGGCATCGGTATAGGCGGTGTCTTTGACCTGAATCTGTGAAACTACGGTAACTCCGTCTATTGCGAGTGTTTTATCGACAAATACATTGGAACTTCTCGCAACTGTTCTATATTTACTGCACAATGCATTATAAATGGTTGTTCCAAATGCACCTAGATATTTAAAATTGAGATGTTTCGCAGGTGCGTAGAAATGATTTCCAACAGTGGAAGTCGTATTAATTCCCCAATTCAGAGTCCCTAAGTCAACGCTGCCGACACATTGAACATATTTCTTGTTTTCATAGTCCACATAGTTTCGTGCCGTTCCTGCTGACCAACCATAGCCAGGCAGATTGCGGATAGCTTCGGGTATCTGGTAAACGTTGCTGTGGTAGGGGGTGTAGGATCCCGAGCTACCAGCTATCAACGCTATATCATTTTTGTAAACATTACCATATTCTGGTGGAAGTGTAAAACGTACATAGAATGCGTTTACTGGGGCTACAAACGCTCTGTTTGGGCGGACAGTTTGCCCATCGTTGTCGTTAAATCCAATATATTTCTTGTTATGGTCATAAAATCTGGTTTTCACATTTTCAAAACTAGTGCTACCTGCGTATGCGAAAATATAGGTTGAATTTGGGATAATCGGTGTATAATTTTTTGAACGAATCGCAGTTTGAGCTGGTGAATCTAGTCCAGTATTAGAAACAATCGAACCCTCTTCCCAAATCTCGTCCCACAAATTTCGTCCCTGCTCCACAACGCTCTCCGTCCCAGCACTGACTATTTCCCCGTCAATGACCTCAGAATGACCGCCTATTGACTTCACGCTCATCAGCTTACCGCCCGTAGGCACTGTCTTTGCATATGCCGTTTCGCTGTCGGTTTCAAACCTATGCGTGATACCCTGACCTATGGAATACAGTGCGTCCACACGCCTTTTCAGTTCTTTGTCCGTCAGCTTCACAGCAGAAATTTCAGCTGTATTCTCAGCGATTTTCCCAACAGCCGTAACATAATCTTCAGGCAAACTGTCAGCCACCGCCTGTGCTGTCTGTGCAGCGGTTTCAGTGGCTGCCCTGTCCTCCGCAACCTTAGTGGCGTTTTCTGCCACTGTAGCCTTGTCGGTTGTGACCTGTGTTGCCATTTCCTGCACTGCCTGCTTGTCTGCCGCAGTGCTGTCAGCGCAGGTCTTTGCGGTTTTAGCGTAGCCTGCCGTTATGGTCTTGTCGGCTTCGGTTTGCTGTGCTGATGTTGCCGCCTGGGCTGCGGATATTTTAGCGTTATTCTGTGATTTGACTGCCTCAGCACGTGCAGTTTCTGCGCCCTGCATGGCGGTTTCTGCCTGCGTTGTGGACGTTTCAGCAGATGTCTTTGCGGTTTCAGCACGGTTTGCCGCCTGTTCTGCGGTGTCGGCTGATACTCCTGCGGTGGTAGCTGATTTCTCAGCGTTTTCAGCCGCTGTAGTCGCCGTTTCTGCGGCGGTGACAGCTGTCTGCATATCTGCGTGCGCCTGTCTGCCTATGGCATCTATCTTATCCAGTGCGTCAGCTGCCACACTTGGTGACGGGATAGCTGTATCACCGATAGCCGCACCGATACGCAGGCGGAAAATTCGTGATTTCTTCAGCAGAATGTACTCATCACCTGACAGTTTTTTTGCACATATTTGACAGCTGACTGTCTGCGCTGACCGCAGTATATCAGCAGTAGGCGTCCATGTGCCGTCTGTGATATCGACCTCGTACTGAACACCATCGCCGTAGTCTATCGTCAGCACATAGCGGTCTGCGCCGTCTACTGTCAGTCCTTCAAACATCACAGGACGTGCGTTCGTTTCACCAACATAGCCCAGCAGGGCTGTGCTTAGGGTTACGTTGTAGTCTTCGTTGAGTTTTATGTGCATTGATATTCCCCCTTTCTATGGCTTTGTTGCGATCCAGTCAATGATGTATTCGCCCTGTGGAACGGTAGCACTTGCACTTTCTGCGTTCGTCAGTGCCACAATCAATTGGCTGCTTGTGAAAAATGTTTCTACACACAGCCTTCTCAATTTTGGTGCCGACACCTCCCGTAGACTACAGATGATCTGCGTGTTCTGCGTCGGTGTGAACGGCAGATTCAAAGACGTTGTGACCAGTGTCGTCTCTGACGGTACGACAATGGTCTGAGATCCTGCTGGCATATTCATTTCATTGATTGCATTCTGTGCAGCGGTCAATGCATCGACAATAGCCTGTCGGACGTCTCGACCTGTATATGCTTCTGCCACCTGTGTGATCTCTAAGCTGATATCAATTGCTTTTGCCATAATCATTTCTCCTATTTTCTTGATGTCATTCCACTGATCGTGTCAATCTTGTCGCCAAATGTCAGCACATTCTGCGATCTGTCATTGATGTCGATACTGGTGCCGATGCACCTCAATACCTCGTCGATGCCAAGGTAGCTATTGACTACACGATAATTGCAGCCAATTGCAAAGCCGTCTAGCTTCTTATCAATGTCAATAGCCGATACCTCATACTGAACTTTTGCTGCTTTTAGTGCTCTGGCACATACTCTGCCGGCTCCAGACAATGCGCCTGGAGTGGTGATATTGTCGAATACCATAGTTCCAGCGTGTACTCCGTACCGCTTTATCAGCTGGTCGTTGTCAATATACTTCACTCCCGAAAGCGTCACACGTTCGCCCGTATCATCGTTGATGACAGCACCTAACGGATACAGCCTTGTGATGATCTCACTTGGGTCTATCGCCTGCGTGATAGATCGCATATTCCTTCCTAGTTGTATCGTTTTATTGCTGAACTCTGAAAATTCGTTTGATATGAAGTCGAAAAATCTAATGCCTCCTTTGCCGATGCGCACCCTCATTTCACCTCTGATATCTTCACTGGAAATCAGGTTTTTCGTCAGTTCTGAGAACGTGTCTTCATATCCTGGATTAAATGTGTGCTGCGCTTGTGAACAGTTAATATTGCCAATATGTATCTGCTTGTAGCTTTCAACAGAATTATTGTGTGCTGAAAGTAGTGTGGCTATATACGTTCTTATTGTGCACTTTAGCTGTTTGATAATTGGTACACTATCTTTCAGAAAACACAAACCGCCCTCGCAGACAACCTGTTTGCCAATCTCGCCACTATCAGTCATGTATGGTGATATCGTCAGTACTCTGCCATCGAATATCAGGCTTTCCTTATCGTACACCTTTATCAACGATGTCAGTTCCTTTAAATCGGAGTAGTAGCTGTTGTCGGGATATATGTTGAACGTAAAGGTGTCAATAGCGTTAATTTCTTTGGTGATGGTTCCTATCAGCTTGTTGGTTCTGACAGAGCCAGTTTCGTGAAGTGTCTTTACATCATCGAGTGTAACTAACATAGTATTTCCTCCACCAGTTCGATTTCAAGTGAACCAGATCCGTATAGAGCTAAGACATTTGTGCCGGGCTTGACGACAAAGCTTTGTATCTTGAATGCTGAGGCAGTTTCTTTGTACAAGTTTTTTGTGAGAACTTCACCGTTGAGGTCAAGCATTGTCAACCCTCGCTTGTCCTTATCGTCAGCACTCTTGTGATACCTTAAGCTCGGAACTATGTCATCTTCAGCGTAAGAATAGAAGTGCAATATTCCCGGCTGGGAATGATAGCCGTCTTTGTGTGCTATGCAGGAGAGAGGCATCTGATTGAGGCAATCATCATCGAATGAAAAAGTGTCCCACGCTGTGTCTGCAAAGTCGTCAGAGACCTTATATGGTGCTACATCGAATGTGACCTCGAGAGTAGCTGTTATGTCATCTTCACCAAGGCTGGTCTCAACAGTTCTACACTTGCCGACAAAATGATAGTTCTCGGAATAGTTGTCATAAATATTCTGCTGTGGAGCTTCACATAACCAGCTCTTGATCTTCTCAATCCTGCGGAGCAGTGTGACAGGTTCTGTATCAGATACGAACATCTTGTATGATACTTCGGTGTCGTCAAAATAAAAATTGCCGTCATAGTCAGACAGGTCAATACTGCCGTTACGATAAGGTACAGTCACTTTGATCTCACGCTTCTTCGGCTCTGCAACTGTTGCACTGATTATTCTGATTTTAAAATCCTCATACGACTTTTTGCCATTAAATCTGATTTGTCGTGTCATACTGCACTACCTCTTTTCTTTCTTGCAGCTCTTTCGCCAAGCATTACATCTATAAATGGAACTGTTTCCTCTGCAATTACTTTCCCGTTTGGAAAAACTATCACGTTATGAAGAGTCTCGGGCATTTGTCTGACTGTTGGGACGACCTGCGTGTTCTCTGTGGCGCTTGTTGCTGCTTTCTGCGTGATACTGTGGGCATATGATCCATTATATACCGACCTTGCGACCCTATTCATATCGCTGTATGTATTTCGCATATTCTCTGACAGTATCTTGTCGCCAGTATTGGTATAGGCTTTGATAATATCATTCTCTGATGACTTCCAACCTTGGATCTCACCCTGCGCATTCATTTTTGATATTTTCTCAAATGCTTTTGACGGGGAGTGTATGTCATATACCCCCTTGACCGCCGCAAGCACTGCGTTCGCTCCACTTGTTGCGGTATCAATGACAGACTGCTGTGCAGACAGTATGCCTTGCTGCATACCTACCATCATTGCCGCACCTGTTTGTTTCCATACGTCTGATATCTGGCTTATTTGGTCACGCTTTAAAAGCGTCTTTATGGTTTTATCATACTGCTGCCTGAGCTTGTCAAATTCTGATGTTGCTATCTTCTTGCAGTCACCCATGCACTCTTCCCACATATCACTGTACTTTTTCAACTCAGGCTGTGACATGGAAAGTAACGCCTTTATCTTGCTTGCAGATTGCGGACCTGCTTTCTGCAAGGTCTTAATAAGACCTTTATTCACGCCTCTGTCTGCAAGCGTCTTGATATCATCAGACCAGCTTGCCATGCCGTCAAGATTAGATTCCAAATTCTGCATAAGCTGTTCTGCAGATATCTCAGCACCGCCGTTGAATTCGTCGAAGAGGTTAAGATTGTTCTGCAATTCTTCCGTTCGTTTCTGGACGGCTTCGTCATAGCTCTTATTCATCTCAACTATTGCGTCAACAGTTTCTTGTGATACCTTATGTAAGCCATCTTTGTACATAACAGTGCGGTTATAGATCGTATCGACCTTTTTTGCATTGTCCTCTACGGCCTTTGAATTGTCTTCGAGAGCAGAAGAGTGCTCAGAAACGTACTTGGAGGCATCAGCATAGTTAGAGTCCAAGCGTTTCAGTTCGCTATTGATATCATAGTATGAATTCTGAAGCTCATCTCCAGCTTTCTTCAGCTCTTCAAGCTTGGTCTTCCACTGCTTTGTGCTGTCCGTTCTGTCAAATTCTTTAAACTTGTTTTCCCTTTTATCAAGTATTTCTTGAACTTTAGCCTGAGCCTGCTTGTTTTCCGTGATTGCTTTCTCAATGTCATTGCGCTTCTGCTCAGCCTTATAGAGGTCTTCTGATATAGCGACCATATCTTTCTGAGCTGCTTCGACAAGAAGCTGTTCTTTCTTCGCCTCAATGCACTCGTATACGGCGTCTCTGTTATTCAGCAGCTTGCCTGTCTGGTCATCAATCTGCAAGTTCAGGTCAGGCATAGCACTATTGAGCTGTTCGACGAGGGCTTTCATTTCTAACTTCTCGTCATTAGATAAGCTCTCGGCGTCAGAAAGTTCAAAAATTCTATCTGCAAGACTTTTATAGCTGCTATACTCGGCTTCTATATCTGTCTTGGCTTCTTCTCTCTGATCTGCGGCTTTCTTCATGGAGTCTGTCAGTTCATTCGTGCTGTCGACTAACGCCTGCTCTTCGTCATTGAGGACTTTTGTTGAATCAGCGGCGTCATCAACCGAAGTTGCATAAGACACAATACCGCCAACTACTGTACCGATAATAGCTGCAATTGCTCCTACCGGCGACGCTTTTTGAGTTGCATTTAAAGCCTGCTGGGCAGTTTCAGCTGCTTTTGTTGCACCTGTAAGGCTCTTGAATGACTTTACGAGGTCTGAAACGTTATTTATGGCTTTTTTTGATATCATTGCCGACGTTATTCCTGTCAATCCTCCGATAACAAGGTTAGAATGCTCGCAGAAGAACTTTACACCGTCAATGAGGATAGGCAACGAACCTTTGGCGAACTTGGCGCCTGTTTCGACCAAATCTCCAAGGGCATTGCCCATATCGTCGAATTCGTCACTGAGGTCTCCATCTTTGATATCCTTGGTAAGTTCACTGAAAAGCTCTGAGCCTTTTTCGGCGGCGTCTTCGAGTGGGGCGCTGAATTTATCGAAAATAGTTATGCCAAGGGATTCAAGGGAAGAGTCCATTATAGCCAGTTTGCCCTTAAGATTGTTATTCATGGTGTCAGCCATTGTCTGACACGCTCCGTCGGCGTTATCTACCTGAGATTTCAGGTCATCGAAAGACCCGCTCATGCCTTGAAGCATAGCGTTGACGGAAGATAGATCCGTCTTATTGAAGATATCACTTAAAGCCTTTGTCTTCTGGTCATCTGAGAGCTTGGAAAGCTTGGCGTTAAGGTCTCCGAAAATATCGTTGATATCTCTGATATTTCCCTCACTGTCAGCCACGCTTACGCCCAATTCTTTCAACTTAGCGGAAGCAACGTCTGTCGGTGATGTTAACGACAAAAGCATATTTCTGAGATGTGTGCCGCCCTCTGCACCCTTGATACCGTTATTAGCCAGTATTCCAAGAGAGGTGCACATTGTATCAACGTCCTGCCCTGTGGACTTGACCGTACCGGCACACTGGAGAATGCCCTCACCAAGCATAGCAACTGTGGTATTAGATTTTTGGGCTGTCTTGGCCATCATGTCCATATAGCCGTCAAGGTCACTCGTCTGCAACTGTAGTGCTGACATAGTATCCGTTACCATGTCAGTGCAGGACGCAAGGTCCATGCCTGAGGCAGTGGCAAGATTAAGAACTTTCGGCAGTGTTTCAACCGCCTTATTTACGTCATATCCTGCAAGAGCCAAGTAATTAAGAGCGTCAGCGGACTCCGAAGCTGTATACTTTGTAGTCTCACCACACTCACGAGCGGCGTTCTCTAACTTTTGATAGTCCTCAGCGCCTGTGCTGACCTGCTCTGCGGTCATGCCCATTGTCGCCGCCACATTGGACATAGAACTTGAAAAGTCTATACCAACTTGTGCACAGCTTTCCGCCGCTTCCTTGGCGGCATTAGCTATAGCTTTCAGCCCCTCAACTGCAAGATTAGCAGAGAAAACGTCCTTGAAGACACTGCCTGTCTGGTCAGCTTTATCACCAAGGTCTTTGACCTTATCTGACGTATCCTTGGCTTCATTGCCAAGCTCCTTGGTGCTATCATCTGCGGTCTTGGTCTGATCTCGCAGTGTGTTCAGCTTCTTCTTGGTCTTTTCAAGTTCTTCCTGATACTTAAGATATGACTCAACGGGCAACTCGCCTTTCTTATACTGCTCGTTGATATCTTTCTCGTTTCTAATGAGAACGTCAAGCTTTGTTTTTGTTGCTTCGATAGCCTCGCTCAACAACTTCTGCTTCTGAGCGGTGTATTCAACGTTAGTCGGGTCAAGCTTTAAGAGTTTGTTGACGCTGTTTAGATTTTTGGTAGTCGAGTTGATATCAGCATTAAGCCCTTTCATGGCGGCAGTATACTCAGACGTATCACCACCGATTTTGACGTACATACCTTTGATTTTCTCATCTGATGATGACTTAGCCATTACTCACCCTCCCATGCCTTTATTTTCGCAATATACTTTTCATATCGTTCTTTGCTGATTTTTCCCTGCTTATATCGTTCTTCAACGACAGGCAGGTTTGCTTTCAATTCTTCGTATTTTATTTCGGGGTCAATGACCTTTTTGCCGGCGGCGATTAATCGCTGTCGGTCATAGGCGCAGGCATAGTTCACTACCATACCATACGTCATGCGGTCTAAATCAGCGACAGTAAGACCCCTGTTTATAACAAGAGAGATGACCTCCTCCGATTTGAGAGGCCGATCATCTCCGCTTTTACTGCCGCTTATGGATTTTTTCTGTCAACTTTCATATTTGCCTGCAGTATAGGCATAACCTGATTATAGATATCATCAACAGGAAATGCACCATAGGCGAAGCTGTCAAGCCACGTCTGAATAGGCGGTATGCTATCATCATAAGTCTTGGCAAGCACCCATAGGGTGCGGTATTCGACCTGTTGAACAAAGGCACCCTTACCGAACTGATGTACCTTGACAACGTCCTCAAGGTACTCCGTGCCGAACGCTTCTTTATAGCGATAGAACATACCTGCTGTAGCCTTGAAGCCTATCTGCCTGCTGTCTATAGTCAGGACTATTGTATTGCTCATTGTCATTCACCCGGGGTGTAGGTGTACTCAGGAAACTTTGTGAGCTTCTCATTGCCCTTTATGCGGAAACGTGCGATATGCACTTTCTTTCCGTCGACTGTGGTTTCAGCAGGTGACGGTTTGCAGGCAATCTTATGCTCTGTGTATTCATAGTCCATACCGCTTTCTTCCTCTGTCTTAACCAAGAACTTCGGACGATCTGTGGTGTAGCAATATGGGAAGACCTCGGTATATCCCTCTGCTTCTGACGTTGATTCATATTGAACAAACAATCCAAACTTTGGCGTTTCTCCAGTTTTTGCAGCCTCAACAAGGATATTGGAAACTGCATCTATGACATTTCCATACCAATCTTTTTCCAAATCATCACACAAATCCAGGGTTATGATAGATCCTTCGTAGCCCTGATTGGTCTGACCTGCATACGCTACTACGCCGTCCGCCCATACCTCCTTGGTTGATGACTTAGGGTCAAGGCTTACCTGTCGAGTACCGGAGAGTTTTGTTTCCAAGTAATTGCAACTTGTATATGTAATATTTATAGCACCGCTGACATCTGATGCCTCTTTGATTGGTCCATAGCCAACGGCTTTTATAGATCCTTTCATTAATATTCCTCCTTGCGATCGAATTCGTATACCCACATATCCATTTGCTGATCCTGCCCCAGATAGCCTGCGGCGACTGAGAAACATATGCCCTTATCCATAAGGGCGTTCTCAAATAGGATATGTGTTTCTTCATCTTCCGGCTCGCAGTATATTTCAACTGCAATCCGTGGGATAACTGCGACAGTTCTTCCGTCTGCAGATATCGTCTGAGGTGTCTTGTTTATCCATGTTGCGAACGGCAATTCCGTTTCCACTGGAAAATCTATCTTAGCAATCCTGTCCGCAGGAATGCCTGAAAGTGATATAAGTTCTGTCAATGTCATTTCGACTTCTCAATCTCCTTTCTGATGTTTTCCGGTAATTTTTCTTCGGCATACTCTTGTCCGTATATCATGTGCGGATAAGCTTTCGCCTTAAACGGAAGCGTTCTGCCACCACGCTTCATAGCATGGCCATACTCCAGCAGGTGTGTGAGAAGATACTGCTTATTCTTCTTGAAATTCACTATCTGCCGAATGTCGAAAGAGTCCTCGTACTCGGTGCTAACTGTAAGCGCCTTGGCATACTTGCCGGAGCGGTTATTGAACGTGAAGTGTTCTTGGACGATCTTGCGGGTTTCCTTTGCGGTCTTCTTAACGGCTCTTTTGGCGGCTTCATTAACACGTTGACTTTCTTGCTGAAATGCGTGCTGTAAAGCCTCAGCCATCTCATCAGGACTCATTGACATGGATTTCTAACCTCTTTTTCCGCTTTTCTATTGATAACTGCCAAGCCTGCGGCTTAGCGTCCTTTATCATCTGAACTTGAATGACGTTATACTGGTCGCCGTTCATTATCACAATGTCAGTCGCCTGCGGCTCGGCGATAAGTGGTATTCTTATCACCTTATCACAGCGGTGCTGATACTCAGCGGCTTTATAGAAACGCTCTGAGCCGACGGTACGATTGTCATATCTTATGCCTGCTTGCTTGATTTTCAAGCCATTGGCATTGATGATAGTTGCAATAGTGCATATGCCGTCATTGAACGTCTGCCGCTTGCTTATCATACGTTTCCTCCTGACATCTCCTCAATCTGACATCTTGCTCTCAGAGCGAAGAGCTGAGAGTGATAATTTTTTTCAAAGTCCTCGAAGCAATCGTTATATATATATCTGCAGCAGTCGATCAGAAGCTGGGCGTCGCCGTTGATATTTTCGTCAACGTTGATATCCAGCACCTGACCTGCATATCCGTTAAGTACTCCTATAGCACGTGCTATAATGCTGTTTATCTTTCTGTCAGTAGCTTCGTCTGACCAAGTTATGTTCAGCTGATTTTTAACTTCCTCGAATAATGCCTGCTGCATTTATATCAACTCCTTATGTTTCTGACGGTGTGACAGTGTATACTGTCGGGATAAATCTCTTAAGCTTTGAGATATCCAGATACCTGAAAGCATTGCTGTCGAGTGGCTTGCCGTTGCCGTATGTCTTGATTTTATATGTCCTTGCGTCATCAAGGAACTTGAATGAGTCATCAAACTCCAGCTTACCGCCCTTAGCCATACCAAGACCCATGAAGTAACGCTTGCCCAGGCCGAAGATAGCTCTGTCATCAGGAACGGCGCATGACTGGATAATGGTGCATGGAATAGGCATAACATCGTTAACCCATTTTCCCTGAACGAAATTTGTTGTCGCAGGCATTACCTTTGTCAGATATGTCTTTGGATTGACCACAAAGATGAGGTTGTCGAGTGGACGGTTATTACCCGCTTCGGTCTTCGTGAGCTGGGCGGCAATGGTACCAATAGCTTCAGGGGAGAGTTCATTGAGTGCAACTGTCTTCTGGTCAGGATACTTGCCACCGACTACTGATGCACTACTAGATACGTCCTTGCACATTCCGATAGGGCAGTTAAGACCGTCGCCTGACACGACACCGGTTTCCATGCCGACCCAAAGGGCTTCTGCCAGTATTTCACGGACATATCTATCCAGCCATGAGGCACCAAGGTCAAGCATATCGTTAGACACTGGAATCCATGCTGTGAGCTTCTTCAGCGCAACGTCAAAGGTCTTGAATGCACCTGAGAGTTCCTTGTCGATAGCTGTGTTAAGTTCTCCCCACTTAGCGGTCTGAACACCCTGGTCATTTACCAACATCTTCGTAATTCCAGTGGTATCCTGGAAGTTGATGAAGTTGAGCAGAGGGTGCTGCTGTGGAATCTCACCAAGAACTGACTCGATTATAGTGATTGGCATTGTCTTATCAACGTTTGCCAATGCCATCTTGGGGTCAGAGGACTTGCCCGCCTCAATAACGGCGTTGTAGTAGTCCCTTTCCTCACTGGTCAGCATTCTCACACCTCTGGTGCTGAGTATCTGGCTATCGACAGACTCAGCGGTGCTCTCCACCTGCTCCATGATAACATCTGAAATCAGATTGCCGTACTTATCAAGGGCGGCTTCCATGCCCTTGTCATCACTGTCTTTAATTGCAGCTGACAGTGAAGCAAGGATATCTGCTTTCTGATCTTTGATTGCGTCAAGATTAATCATTCTTTTTTTACCTCCATTTTCATGAACTTTTCAAAAGCCAACATAGCGGCATTTGTTTTTTCTTCTTCGGTTTTTTTTGCTGGCAAAGCCTGCTGTGCGGTGGACTTTTTATATAGCTCAATGAGCTTGTCCACATTCTCCCTGTCGAGGGCGCTTGACATAGTGTATTGCTTGGTATCACTAAGCATTGTAGCCATATCAACGGGTTGCTCTGCGGTTGATATGCTATCGCAGAAGCCTTTCTCAAGACATTCTGCCGCTGTCAGCCAAGTACCCACCTTTACCATTTTGGCAATTTCCTCACGGCTACACTTGCCGTTGCAACGCTCTGCATATGTAGTGATAGCGGTATCGGTCATCTTGTCAAGCTCAGCCGCCGCCGTTCTCATATCGTCAGCATTGCCCTCACAGTAGCAGGACGCCTGATGTATCATCATCATACTGTTGCTATACATGATGATCTCGTCTGCTGCCATAGCGATAACGCTTGCGATAGAGCATGCCCAGCCGTCTACATAGCAAGTAACTTTGGCTTTATGGCGCTTAAGGATATTTCCAATAGCAACGCCCTCTTTGATTTGACCTCCAAGAGAATTGATGTACAGGTTGATATGTTCACAATCTTTGTACTCATCAAGCTTGGCGGCGAAATACTTAGCGCCTGTCTTGCTCTCCTCAACTTTCCCCTTTTCCCAATCAATGGCAAGCCCTCCACGGACTTGTGAATATAGATATAGGTTAAGCTCTTTGGGCTTATCCGCTTCCATTTTGAATTCAAACTGATTAAAAATGCTATTCATTGCTGTTTCCACCTCCTTCGATTGTCTCGTAGTTCTTAGTCCTTGTGTGCTTATCGGCCCAGGCTTCTGGAATTCTTTCCTCACCTGTCTTCTCCCTCAACTCATTCGTTGAGTAGAAGCCACTTGCGATAAGCTTGTCAACTGCATTTGCCATTTCAAGCACGTCAAGGTGCTTAAGGTTATTGGTACAGACTTTGGCGTAGCACCCACGCAGGACTTGCTCTTTGGTATAACGCTTTGCCGTTATCTCGTCTGATAACATCTTGGCGAAAGGATCAACGGCAGATGTCAATGTCATTGATAACGCTTCACTGATGTTCTCGACATTTCCCTTTACGATAGCCGGTGAAACGTTGAAAGCAATCGCCGCTTTTTCCAATGCGTCATTTAGCATAGAAATGTAGTCCGTTGCTTCCGATACTGTTCTCTTGGTTTCGCCTGCTGTTTGAGGTGTATATTTAATGCCACCCCATAGCGGAAGAACGGCGTTCTTAGCGTCAAAATAGGTTTTGAAATAATTATTCATAAGAGTATCGAATTTCTTTTCAAAATCGTTCTGCCCCTGTGCCATTGGTGATATTTCGAGAATGCCTTTTTGACCACCGCTCTTAACATAGGCGTTTGAAGCCGTTTCCAAGAAACGATTATGTTCTTCTAACATTTCCGTAAGTATCTGTCTAACGCCACCATTGGAATATGTGAGATATAGGCCATCTCCCATATCGAATGTTTTTTGAAACGTAAATGCGCCTCGTGCCACCTGAGAGAAACGGTTAGGATATAGCGCATACTCTTGCGTACTCCAAGAGTCGGCACAGATTATCTGCTTTCCGGCGCTGACAACAAGGCTTTCACCACGCACAAGGGTCTTGCGGACTAGCTCGTTCTTGAATTGCACTGCTGTTTGATTGACGTTCGGCTTAACGTTGAAAAGGTACCATTCTTCGCCACGGAATGACTTGCCGTCACGATAGGTTTTTATCTCGCACTTTGAAACCAGTGCCGCAAGGATTTCAACAACAACTTGAACTGCGTATGCTTGAACGGCAATTCTCGTTTCGTCATTATACCCAACCGACCGGACACTTATCACTTCATCACTCTTAGCATTCATTATGCGTGATAACAGTGATCTCAGCCCCATTGCGTTACCTCCTCTCTGTTTTTGCTAGTATGTGAATACGTCCATAATATTCATATCCATAGGCATACTTGATATTTGCTCAGCAATTTTATTCTGCGCTGCTTTCGCAGCAACATATGCCTTGAAAGGGTCTGTCTTTCTGGACTTAGGCTCTATTTTTCCATACGTCATATTGCCTGCGGACGAAGTGCAGACCTTGGTGTTATTCATAGCCCAGCGGAAAAGGGGATTGTCTCCAACTGCAAGCTTATGATTCACCAGCTGACTTGTGATTACAGGCATTATCATCATTTCATTCGACGGACGAACAAGCATGATATTTCCGTAACCTTTTTCATCAGAAGCGTAGAGATTTTCTTTGAGTGCCCTCCTAAGCAGCGTATAGCGGTAGTTATCTATGCCAGTCATTGTGACATTGGCGTTAAGCTCCGCCGCTTTCTGTGCCACCCATATAACGGGTATCTCAGGTGGAATCTCTGGACCGTCAACGAATGACAGTAGCCCCGCCGCCTCCCACTCTTGCAGTGGCGCCTTAATTCTTGACAGATCTGCAGAAGCCTTGCACACCCAAGTATGTGTTAGCCACACATCAGTTCCGTCTACGTCAAAGAGCAAGCCTGCTGAAAGGAAGTCATCTGTCTTCATATAGTCAAAGCCTGCTGTGCATTGTCTGCCTTGAAGCTTCGGCAGATACGGCGTGATATCCTGATTAGTTGCCAGGATATTATCAAATGCGGTTATACCGCCCTCAGTCTGCTGTGGCAAACAGTTCATGCGTTTAACTGCAAAACTGATATTGCTTATCTTATCGTCCAGATAGTTTTGAAATTCCGTCTTCATCTCTTGGAGAAGATCAGGAAGGTACTGCAGTGACGGGTTCGCCTTATACCACATTTCAGGCATTTCAACTTCTTCTGGCTTATCTACTCTTGCAATGAATGGTAGCATGCCGTTATCATCTATCTCACCGTTAAGGATTCTAATCCCTTTTGTCTTATCTTTGTCAAGTGGACCTTCACGGACGAATCCGTCGGTGCTCATGATCGTGCGGCGTGGGCGTGGCTTTTTTCCAAGGCCGCCAACAGCAACATCTATGAGCTTACTGTTCTCATATGCGTGCTCCTCATCATGGTCTACCTTGCCCGGTCTTGCACCGTCGGCAGATTTCGGGCTCGATGTTCTGTATCGCAAGACGGATTTTGTTTTCAGATTTATGATTTTTTCTGTGTTCCAGTAAAAAAATCTCTGCATCTTGTCACGGTTGTCTTCAAGGACGTTGTACACATCATTGAACGTGGTCTTAGCCTGATCTTCTGTCGTCGCAAAAATATCGATGTTGTAATGCTTGATGCCATTCGTCGGTGTTAGCAAACAAAAATCTTCAAAGCCTAAGTAGCCGTTTTTTCCTGTTCCTCGACCGACGTAGAGAAACAGTACAGGCCATCGTAAAGAGCCATTGGACTTATAGGTGCAGTTGTGAAGGGTGAACACGAATCGTTCCCATGGAAACAGCTTGAACGGAAAATATTTCTCATAGCTGAAATATTTTTCTGCCTGGGCAACATCGATGTAGATATCTTCTGACAAAAACATGCGCTTGACGTAGTCAATAAGCTGATACTGCTCAGCACAATACGGATACTTATGCTCCTCGACTAGGCTGATATAGTCTGCAAGATACGAGAGGTCAAGAGCTTCTTGCCCCTTACAGCTCTTCGTCATCGTCAAGGTTCTTGACCTTGTCAGTTGACAAACCCAAGTCTTTCAGAATTTGAAGTTTCTGCTTATTGTACATATACGCCTGCTTTACGGAGGGATTGTCTTTTTCATACTCTTTTCCTACCGCAGAAACCGCCATATAGGTCAGTCCTCTCTTGCGAATATCAGCCTGCATTTTTCGTTCCTGCTTCTCGTAGAACATATAATCTGCAACAAGCGACTTGTAGAAATCGACAGAAGCTCCCATCTGGACAAGCTGTTCTGTCAACGAATTTTCAATCTCTGATAGACTAGGCTTTTTCACTTTTGCCAACTCCTTACATTTGATTTTCTTGAAAAAATTCTCTCACGTGCGTGCGAGGGCGGATTTGTCTTTTGTGCCTCCCGTCGTACAAGGCCGAAAAAATTTTTCGACCCTTGACCCCGGGGGGTATCGCCGCAAGGCGCTCACCACCGCTCCTCATTGACGAACTTATCTGCACGTTCTTGCCAGCGCCGTTCTGGGTGCTGTGCTTCATGACAGTCATGGCACAGTGCTATCAGCTGTCTATGCCGTTCGCCATTATCGTCATAGTAATACCGACTGTATGCAAGCTGCGGAAATTGCTTAAGATGCTTGACGTGATGAAGAATATTTGCTCTCGTCACCTTGCCTTTGCACTTGCATATCTGGCACTCATAGTGTTGCTCTGCGATAACGCTCTTACTGAACTTTCTCCAGTAGCGGTCGTTGTAGAACTTGTCAACTCGTCCGTCCTTGATTAGCTCTCTGATCTGACTCGTACTATACACGTTATCACCTCGCATATATAGCACAAGGACCACGTCATACAACGTGGCCCTTGCACCGGCATAAAACTATGGAAAAACTATAACAACAACCCCGCATTATCATCATAGCACGCAGAGTGTGTTCGTGCGTGTTACAGTGTGTTTTTCTTACAGAACTTGCAATGCCTGCCCTTGCAGTAATCTTCTGAAGCATTGGCTTGCCTGGCTATCCACGCCCATGACGGTGGTTGCCAAGCTCCGTCCTTGCGTGGAACAAGGTAGCGAAGTCGAAAAATAATCCTGATGAATGCATCATCAATGCTAGACACATATGCTTCAATCTCTGCTATCTCTGCTTTGAGTCTGCGATAGTCGTCACTATCTATGCCTACCAATTTCAGTTCAGCCTTAAGCTGTCGATATGACAGCAATCGCTTCTTAGTCATGCTCTTGCTCCTTTCCCTGCCTTGCAGATAATTCTCTTGATATCTTCGGCAGGATATCTCTCAGTATCACTCCGTTCTTCTGTAGCTTGCAGGCATGACGTGTCAAGCTATCGTCGATATATGCAACGTATAGCTTACCGCAGTGAGGGCAGTTATAGCACCATACGTCCCCCTCTATGCTTTGAAATTTTTCTTTACGAACGCAACCTATGAATGTTTCATGGCAATCATCACATATCACACTGAACTCAGCTCCATTAAGACTCATCATCTCACCCCCTATATGTTCAGCTTTGCCGTTCGGCGGTACATGAATAGCGATATGTAGAACGTGCCGTTATCCTCGTTCCAGAATGGACGGCAATCAGCATAGTAATAGTCTTGATACATATTCTCGAACAGCGCCGAGTTATCACAGTTATATGCCATGCGCTGCACCGCACGTTTCGTCAGACGATAATCGTTATTCTGCGGTTGCGGTTTAATGCAGTTAGTTGACGCAACATAACGCTTGGCATGCTTGCCGTTGTTATGATCTGAAATCTTCTGCTTGCAGAAATATTTTGCAATTCCTGCACAGCCTGTCTGGTCAAACATCAATGGTAGTACCTTGTCAACATAGCCCTTGCCCCATATGGAAGCTATCTCGTTGATAGTCAGACCACCTGTCATGATAACATGGAAGTGGATACGTCCAGACTTTGAGCCCTGCTCAATGGAATAAATATACTTCATTCTCGGTAAGCCTCTCTTGACTCTTGCTCTATTCACACGCTTGACGAAGTTAGCAAAGTCTTTCTTGGCACGCTCAAGGTCAGCAGGATTATTCTGCGGTGCATAGGTCAGCTCGAACTTATAGTCTTTGTCAGTGAAGTTTGCAGGAATAAGTCTTGCCAGAGCCCTTTCAGCATTGATCTGATTCAATCTCTCCTGCACCTTGCTTGTCGGTTTTCTTTTCTTCTTTCGACTAGAAGAACGTGGGCAGGCATAGACGGGATACATATTCACTTCCATGTAATTTCCATAAATATACTTCTGCTCTCTGTATCTCATCTGACTCATTGTCATTTCCTCCCACTGTCCGAGTTATTAAGACCCATTACAAGCCCTCATACCCGTGCTTACACACGGGCTGAACACTTGTTCTATACTATATATAATATATAGGGCTTCACTCTGTCATTGCCAATTGCTCATAATTTCTGCTCTTGTCTTTTTCTTCGCACTCCCTGTTGAA